ACTCAGTTTTTCCTGGTTCTCCATATGTTCCTGCCATTTATCTACCCCACACTCTTTCTGAAGGAATTGGAATTTCTACCCCACCCAAGTCCCTTACAAATTCTTCTACTGGTAGTAGACACATGGTTTGCCATTCTTGCTGTGCTAATATTAGATAAGGACTTCTTACCTCTGATATTAAGTATTTATGTGCTCCTTTACGAAACTTTGGAATTTTATCTTCTGCTAAACTAGCCACTATTCCCATCCTTTCTTGAGGTGTATAGTAATGTAAATTTACAGCAAAGAATGATCTGGCATCCATTTCTAGTACAAATGATAAAGGGTACTTATCATAGTAAGGAAGATCTCTTCTTGTCTTTGCTTTGTATTTGTAAAACATTAAGTTGAACAGCAGAGGGAATGATGTGCTCCTATTTTGATCCCTCTCCAATACATCACCAACTTCATCAGATCTTTCCTCTGTTATAATATCTTCAGGAGACCTTTCAAATAATTGTTCTCTGTACCATTCTCTGGATTGATTTTTATTTCCAGAACTTTCCTTTATTTGTTCGAAGATAGTTTTATATGCCAAGATTATCCTCCGTTAATATTTGGAACTTCCATCTTCTATCTTCACAAAACTCTTTGGCAGCTTTCCACTTTGCTTGATTTTTAGCAAACTCTTTAATTTCATACATCTGCTTTTGAGACATTCTTTTTTGGGGTTTAGGTCCCTCAACTTGTCTTTTTGGTTTAACTTCAATTAAACTTTCTCTGAGAATTCCTTCATTGTCTTTATACTTAATGTAAAAGTCAGGAAAATATTTGTGACATCTATTGTCTAATGGAGATATGTAGGGAATCCAAATTTCTTCGCTGGACCACTTCATAATATTTTCATTCAAGTCACACCAAACCATAAACTTTCTTTCCCACAAGGATCTATAAATTATATTTTTTGGATCTCCAATATATTTTTTTGGATTTGAGGGTTTATAGATACCTTTGTAACTCATACATATAATATAGGCACTTCAAAGTATTTAGATGGCAATTAATACCCCTGGTAATAATATCTACATTAATACAGGACTTTGGCTTAGGTCTACGAATGATATGATGAGCCTGATGGATTTGTCCATTTCATCTATTTTTGCTATCGATATAAAAAACCCACCAGTTCAAGGAAGTGATGATATTTTTCTCTTGGCATATGAAGCAGTTCTTCCAGGGACTTCTTTAGAGTTGGCACAGGTTTCTGGGGATGTTCAGGGGATAGTAGAACAATATCCAATAAAGAGAGTTTACCCTGCAGTAGATGTAAGTTTTTACATTCGAAGGTCATATGAAACTATTAGATTTTTTGAGTCTTGGATGGAAAAAATTTCTCCACTTCAAGGCAGTTCTATTGACAGGAAATCCTTCATAAAGTTCAACTATCCTGAATCTTATGAGTGTGATATCAATATAGTAAAATATGAACGAGACATGAGACCTTCTGGACAAAGATTGGGGAAAGGATCTAGCGAAGGTAACATTAATGATCCTCAATCTACTACATACACACTAATTAATGCATATCCAAGTAATATAATTTCAATACCAGTATCATATGATCAATCAAATGTTTTGAGAACTACTATCACATTTAATTATGATAGATATGTGTATCATAAACATAAGGGCAAAGATGATATAACTCCAGTCCAAGGAGATGAGATAAATAACTCTAACTGATTTTAATATCTAAAATATGCCTTTACCAAAAGTTGCAACTCCAACATATGAGTTGATTCTGCCATCAAATAAAAAAGCAATTAAGTATAGACCATTCCTTGTAAGAGAAGAAAAAATTCTCATTCTTGCTATGGAGGGTGGAGATTCAAAAGAAATAACAGAAGCAGTAAAGAATACTCTCAAGGATTGTATTCTGACAAGGGGAATTAAAATAGAAACTCTTCCAAGTTTTGACATAGAATATCTATTTTTAAACATTAGAGCAAAATCTGTAGGAGAGACTGTAGATTTAATTGTCATATGTCCAGATGATGATGAAACCAAAGTTGAAGTTAAAGTTAATATAGATGAAATTCAAGTGGTTATTCCTGAGGGTCATACATCTGAAATCAAAGTAGATGATAACATCACTATTAAAATGAAGTATCCTTCATTGCAAGAATTCATAGATAATAACTTTAATATTTCTAATCAAAATACTAGTAAGGAAGTCATCAATAAATCCTTTGAAGTGGTTGCATCATGTGTGGACATGGTTTATACCAAAGATGAATCTTGGTCTTCATCTGATGTCACTAAAGGTGAGTTGGTGACTTGGTTGCAAACTTTTGATTCCAATCAATTTAAATCTATTGAAAATTTCTTTGATACTATGCCAAAGATTTCTCATGAGATTAAAATTTTAAATCCAAAAACTAAAGTAGAAAGTAAAATAGTACTGGAGGGTCTCTCAAGTTTTTTCGGTTGATCATTGGTCATGAAAGTCTTGAAAATTATTTCAGAGTAAATTTTGCACTGGTGCAGTATCATAAATACTCTTTGACTGAAATTGAAAATATGATTCCCTGGGAAAGGGAAATTTATCTAACACTGCTTGAAAATCATATTAGAGAGGAAGAAGAAAAATCACAAAGAGCAAATAAATGATTTCAGAAGGATTTAATTATCTAAAGCAAAAGACTTCTAAATTTATTGCTGGAAGTAGTAAATCCAGGTTTGGATTTAGCTCTTTTACTATGCCTAGAGTTACGTCTATTTCTAGGATAATACCTAAGAGAGCCTTTCCTCAACAAATTTTTCAAAAGACAACTCCCACCCCTGAAGATGATTCAATTTCATCTTCTAAAAAGGATGTGTCTGCAGTTGGAAGAGTTGTTCTGGATTTGGTGAACATTACTGATAATCTTGATAAGATAAGAGAAGTCATAGAGCAAGATTATAAAAATTCAAAAGAACAGAATAAAAAGGAAGTTGAAGAGTATAGGAAAAGAATTGCCAACAGAGGTAGAATTGTTGGCAAAAGAGAACTTGGAGATAAGAAAGAAGATTTAACTGGTATAATAAAAAAATATGCTGGATCATTTTTTAGTGGAGTTGGTGGAGGAATAAGATCACTTTCTGCCTTAAATTTATTCAATGCCATTTTAGAACAAGATTTTGGTAAAGCTTTATCTGCTTTACTTGGAATTGGGGTGACTTATTTGCCTGCCATAGGAGCTGGTGTGGGGGCAGGAATTGCTAAGGGTTTGACAAAAAAATTGTTTGGATCTGGCGCAAAACCTCAGTCTGTATCTAAATCACCATTGAAACCTCAGGGCATTGGTGCAATGTCTAGAATTAAAAAATTTGCAGCTCCTGCTGCTTTGATTGGAGGAGGTCTTGCATTGGGTAGTGGAATTTTCAGTCCTTCTGATGAAGATGAGCAGCAACAGAGACTAAGATCTTTAACTGAGGAGCAAAAAGGTTTAGTAGACCCTTCTAACTTAGTTCCAATAACTCAAGATGATTTGAAAAAATTTGAAAATTTGAATAAAAAATTTGAACAAGCATTAGATTTTTTAATTAAAAGGCAAAAAGAAGAAGAGCAAAAAACTTCTACTCCATCTTCTGGAGGAGGTCCATCACCTACTCCATCACCACAACCAACACCACAAAATGTAGTTCCAACTGGTGGGACTGTAGATATTGGAGGTGGGATTAGTTATTATGGTCCTGGATTTGCTGGAAGAAGAACTGCTAGTGGAACAGTATTTAATCCAGATGAGATGACAGCTGCTCATAGAACTCTTCCTTTTGGAACATTACTTAGAGTAACTAATAATGATACAGGAAAATCTGTGGTGGTTAAAGTTACAGATAGGGGACCATTTGTTGACAATAGATCTTTGGATTTGAGTGAGGGGGCAATGAGATCTCTTGGTGGAATAGGAACAGGAGTCCTAAAAAATGCCACAATAGAAGTAGTAAAAAGTGCAGAATCTTCAAATCAATTAAAGGTATCTCCATCTACTACTACTCCCAGATCAACTCCCCCAAGACAGTTGCCCCCTCCAGCATCTAGATCACCTTCTACTCTTCCCCCTACAGTTACGCCAACACCTAGTAATCCCACAACAACTTCAACTGTAACAGAGAATGATACAGTTCCTCCAGTTGAAACTTCATACTCTGATAATATTTTTACATTATATTCAAAATTAACTTATCAAATAGTTTAATAAATGAATACTGAACTTCTTCTCAATAAACCAAAGTCCCCAACTGTAACTGCTAGAGTTTATAAATTTAGCAGTTTAGTCAAGGTTTCTACGGAAGCTAAAAAATCTTCTTTAAAATTAAGAAAAATATTTGAGTCTGGGGTTTATCAAAAAAAGACAAGACTAACAGTTCTTGATAGGTATAAGAGAAGATTAGACTCTATAAACAAACAAAAGGAGAAGAGGCAACATTCAAGAAAATCTAAAAGTCCATCTAAAGTAGGGATTAAAAAATTTGCAGGCACTTTTTTTTCTGGTAGTGGTGATATTGCAACACAGATAGCAACATTAGCTGCCTTAAATGCTTTTGAGAAGGGGAGTAAAGGTGATCTCTTAGGTGCTCTTGGTCCTGGACTATTGGCAACAGGCATCTTTGCAGGGTCATCTTTACTTGGTCTTGGAGTTGGTAAAGGTGTGAGTAGTTTATTTAAAGGTGGTGCTTCTAGTGGTGTTCAAAATTCATTGAAAAGGGGTCCTAAAGTCACTAAGAGTGGAGACTTTAGAAATCCATTTAGGAAAAGACCAAAAGTAACTGGAGATGTTGGAGGATTTTCTAGAATTGGAAAAGCATTTGGAAGGTTTGGGAAGTCAATAGTTCCTGTTGCAGGTGCAGCACTTGGAGCAATTGATGCCACTATGAGGGCACAGGAGGGAGATGTCACTGGGGCATCAATTGCTGGAACCTCAGCATCATTAGATGCCCTTGCTGCTGCTTCTGCTGCAACTGGAATTGGTCTCCCTGTTGCAGGTCTTTTATCAGTGGCTTCTTTTGGATTAGATATTGTTAACTTAGTCAGAGATCTCAGTGGTGCAAGTGAAAAGGAGGCACAAAAAAACAAACCCAAAATAGAAGAAAAACTAAAACAACAGACCAAAAAGCAAAAAGATCTTTTGAAAAGGGGTGAGGATGGTAGATCTCAATTAACATTTAGAAAAACTTTGAATAGATATAAAAATGTAGTGGACAAGTTTGAAGAATTTTCTCAGATATTTAAACCAATTTCTGGAGCATCTAGTAAAGAGGAAGATCAAAGAAGAGCAACTATGGTAGAAAATTTGGTGGGAGACCAAGATCACATAGAAGAACCTGGATATGAATTTACTCAATACATTTCTCAATACTTAACTGGAGATCCAAAGAGTCCAGCATATGATGAGTCACATGGGACTTCTGCAAATTATCATGATCATGTGGCCTTCAAAGATAGAGAACTTGCTATTAGAGCTTATAAGTATTTGGAATCAAAAGGACTTGATGTAACCGAATTTCAGGGATTTGATCCTGTTGGTGGTCATACTCCTGGGTCTGCACATTATTCTGGTCTTGCATTTGATGTTCCTGGGCATCAATGGGGAATGTCTGGTCCTATTGACGAAAGACATTATAATGGATCTAGAAGAGTAAGAAAATATTTAAATGAATTTTTTGAAAAAGAGAGGCAAAGTAATAAAAATATTCCTACAAAGAAGCAATCAGATCAAAAAAGATCTGATAGAGTAAATCCACAACAAATAAAGGGAGAAGTGTCACCATCTTCCAAACAATCTGAACCTCCAAAGGAAAAAATAATTCAAGAACCTCAATCATTTAATTATGATGCAGTGCAAAAGTCTAGAGATATAGCAATGTATCCTTCTTATAATGATCCAGAAGAGAGGGTAGTTTTCATTCCCATCATTTCTACTCCACCACAATCATCTCCACAAATGTCATCAGGAACTACAATTGTTTTAAATAATACTAATACTGAGAATTCTCTTGTTAAAAAAATAATGTTATCACAGTTAGGATAATGGAATCATACTTAAATTATAAAATAAAAGAATTTTTAATAGAATCATGGGATGGAACATCAGTTATAGATGTTACTCAGTGTGTTTCTAGTATCCAATATTTTGAGGATTTATTTTCTCCTGCGATTTTTATTTCTGTCACACTTGTTAATACTGATGGTATATTAACTTCATTGACAAATGAAGACAAGTCTATGAGTCCTGGACTAAAAGGAGGAGAGAGAGTTAGATTAATTATAGATCAACCAGCAACTAAAAATTCTATAAAATTGGAAGAAGATAAGAATGAATAT